CTGGTCCGCATGGCCTCCGAGAACGCCAAGCAGGCCAAGCAGATCGAGAGCCTACAGCGGCAGCTTGCGGAGCTTGCCGGCAAGTTCGAAGGCATTGAAGAGAAGAGGGGGCCTGGTCGCCCGCGCAAGGTCGCAGAAGCTGAGGCCGCCTGATGGCGAACGACAGCGTCATCGCGCGAATCTTGGCTGCGCTCAAGTCGGAGTATGGCACGGCCGGCCTTATGGACAACATGCAGGGGCCGAAGGCTCTGCCGACGCCCCCTGTGTCGGTTGCGGCTGCGCCTCCGCAGTTGCCGCCCTATGTGCAGCCGCAAGGGGTGGCGGCTTATCAGCCTCCATTCAATCCGCAGGCTCAGCCACAGCAGAGCGGCGGCATGCCGGGCATTCCCCCGCCGCCTCCGGGCCTCCCCCCGCTAGGGGCGCCTCCAGCGCAATGGATGGCATTGGGCGACCAGAATCGCACCGCCGCATTCGATCCGACAAAGGATATGAACGACCCTCGCAACGTCCGCTCCGTTGATGTTAGCGGCGCTGTCTTGCCGAGCGGTCTGCAGTACGGCGTATGAGCTGCCTGACCATCGTCCAGAATGTCTGCGGGCGACTGCGCATTGCCAAGCCCGCGGCGGTCTGGTCCTCGACAGACGTGCAGATCATCCAGATGCGCGATCTGCTGAACGAGCAACTGATCGACCTGAAGAACTTCCCGGATAACACCTGGCAGGCGCTGACGATCGAGACAAGCTTCTCGACTGCGGCGGCTAATGACCAGGGCGCGGTCCCGTCTGACCTGAACTACATCATCCCTATGTCGATGTGGAATCGCACCATGAATCGGCAGATCTGGGGGCCGATGGATGAGCAGCAGTGGCAGCAGGAGCTTGCCGGGCCGACCTTCACGAGCCCGTACTATGCGATGCGGCTCCGCGGCAATCATATCCTGCTGACGCCCGTTCCCGCCGCCGGCAATTCGGTCTTTTACGAATACATCACCAACAACTGCGTTTATGGCGGTGGTGGCTCGACGCTCAACCAGACGGCCTTCGCGGCAGACGCCGATACGCCAGCATTCCCTGAAAACCTTTTGGAGCTAGGGCTACGTTGGATGTTTCTGCGCGCGAACGGTTTCGACTACGCGCAGGAGTATGACGCGTGGATGGCGCTTCTGCTATCGACCTCCGCAAGGAACAAGAGCGCGCAGCGGCTTAGCGCCAGCGAGCGCTATCCGTGGAATCGCCGCACGCCGTTCATCCCCCTGGGCAACTGGAATGTCTGATGCCCAACAGCATCCAGATCTATTCCGGGGATGTGATATTCAAGCAACAGGTCCAGAAAGCGTTCTCAACGCTGCCGACCAGTTGGCTCACCGCTAACTTTGCCTACACGATCACAGCTCTCAGCTCTGGAGCCGTAACCAGCATCACGACAACTGCTTTAAGTGGTGCTGTTCCGGGTGTGGGCCAGATGGTCCTACCGCCGCAGTTCTCTGTCGATACTAAGGGGCTTAACGCCTACGGCTGGGTTAGCAGCACCGGCAACGTCTCGTTCATCTGGCATAACCCGACCGCGGGATCTATCAGCGCGATAGCGGGGAATGTCTACCTCGCGGTGCTGACGCCATGAGTTTCCTTCGCGCATCTCGCGTCTCGCCTGCGTCGCAAGCCAAGGGCGCCCAGACAGTGCCCTACACGGTACCTGCCCCTACGGGCGGCCTGAACGCGCGTGAAGGCTTCACGCAGATGGCGCCCAACGACGCGGTGACACTGACCAACTGGTTCCCGGAAGCACAGTATGTCGCGGTCCGCAATGGCTCTGCGTCTTGGATAGGCGGCATGGGCGCGAGCACCACCGTTCAATCGCTAATCCCATGGTACAATCCCGCGGGCTCGGACAAGATGTTCGCCGCGGCCGGCACCAAGATTTACGATGTCAGCAACTCCGGTGGTTCAGCGTCCTCGGTCGTCACCGGCCTGACGACTGCCATCTTTCAATGGACCAACTTTACGACGCCCGGCGGCAGCTTCCTGGTGGCCTGCAACGGAGTGGACCACGTCCAGAACTACAATGGGACCACATGGACTAATCCCTCCATCACGGGCGTTGCGGATACGACGCTGATCGGCGTGACGCCCTTCATGAACCGCCTCTGGTTCATCCAGACCAACACGCTCAACCTCTACTATCTGGGCACGCAGAGCATCTCGGGGGCTGCCACGCAGTTCCCGCTGGGGTCGGTGTTTCGGCTTGGCGGCCAGATTATGGCAATCGGCGACTTCAGCTATGACGCGGGGGATGGCCAGTACGCCTACTTCGTCATTATTACCAGCAATGGTGAGGTTGCTGTCTATCAGGGGACAGATCCCTCGAGCATCACGACATGGAATCTCGTGGGCGTCTACCGAACGGCCAGCCCGATTACTCGTCGCTGCATCATCCGCCTGAATGGCGACCTCGGAATCCTGACGGTGGACGGCGTCATCTCCCTCCGCGGGCTGCTCCAGTTCGACCGCTCGAGCGACCAGAAGGCGGCAGTAACGGGCAAGATCCAGACGCTATTCAGCACCTTGGCTCAGTCCTATAGCGCCAATGTGGGCTGGGACATGATGCTCTACCCGCAATCGCGCTACCTGATCGTCAACGTCCCGGTGATCAGTAACTCGCAACAGATCCAGCTCGTGATGAACACGGTGACGGGGGCGTGGTGCAAGTTCACCGGCCTGAATGCCTGGTGCTGGGGCACGGCCAACGGGCTGCTCTATTTCGGCGGCAATAACGGGACGGTGTACCAGGCCAATACGGGCACGACCGACTCAAGCTCGACCATCACTGCGACGCTGCAGACGGCATGGAATCTGTTGGGCTCGCCGGAAAAGAAGATGGCACCGCAGGTAAAGCCCATCATGCCGAGCGGCGGCGGCATGTCTTATACCCTCGGCGTCAATTGGGACTTCGACACTACTGTTCCGGTCAACTCGGTAACAGTGCCCACGGTGGCCGGGGCTGTCTGGCCCATGACGTGGCCTTGGACTTGGGGCGGCACGCAGATGATCAGTAACCAGTGGCAGGCTGCGGGCGGCTTGGGAACGTGGGCCTCTATTTCCCTAGTCACCACGGCCAATACGGCGGCCACGTTGGACGCATTTTCAGTCCGGGTGCAGCCCGGGATGGGCATGCCGTGATGATGCTGCGGGCCTTGCGGGCTTCCCTCCGAACAGTGCGCCATGCACCCGCTGGTCACGGAGGAGAAGGGCCAGCGGCCCCTGCGTGGTCATTCCACGCCGCCGCAGCCCTCACAATATGGGGCATCCCATGAGGATCGTCTATGGCACAGACCCCGCTGTGGCCGAGTGGGTCGCCGCCCGGGCTCCCTTGGAGAGGCCCGATTTCGGGAAATATGCCACCATCGCCATACTTGACAGTCAGGATAGACTTGCCGGCGGCATTGTGCTATCCGACTACAAACCCAACTACGGCACCATTCAACTTGCTGGTGCCGCAGATTCTTGGGTTGTTGCCGGCATTCATACAGGCCGAGAAATCCTCGGTTTCGTGTTCGAACAGCTCGGCGTTCAGAAAATCTGGACGCAGTCGGGGCTTTCGAACACGCGAGCCCTGCGGTTGCTTAAGGCTTATGGCTTTCGCCAGGAAGGCATCCTGGCCGAGCATTATGGCCCCCGCGAGCACTGCGTTCTCATGCGCCTTTTAAGGCGGGAATGGGAACTGCTGAATGGCAAGCTACGTAAGGCGGCCTAAGTGAACGGCGGCGGCTCAGCGAGTCCCCCGAGCGGCTTGGGTCCGAATATCGGCTCAATCCCGACGCCGCAATATGACGTCAACGGCGCCAACGTCACGCAGGGTATCTTTAATAGCGAAGCTGCGAACGCTACGCAGGGGCTCAACAGCACCAATCAGGTCACGCCTTATGGCTCGCTAACCTATGGGATATCGGGCTCCACAATGGGGCCGGGCGGGATCTCTATCCCGCAGTACACGGCAACCCAGACGATGGACCCGACGGATGCGGCCACCGCCGCCTCGGGCGAGGCCTTCCGTTCTCAGGCGCAAGGAACGGCGAACTGGCTCCTGGATAACCATGGATACGCGCCTGTCGGCGGCTCTGGGCAATATGGCGACCAAGCCTACAACGACCTGATGGCGCGGCAAAATCAGCAGTTCGGCCTTCAGCAGAACGCGCTGACACAGCAGCTCGCCGACCAGGGCGTCGCTGCCGGATCTACGGCTTACCAGAACGCATTCATCCCGCTCAATCAATCGCGGGTGGATGCCTCCAATCAGGCGGAGATCAACGCCACCCAGCTTGGCGGCATGCAGCAGCAGGAAGACATAGCGGGCAATCAAGCCAATCTAGGCATGATCAGCGGCCTGTATGGCATGGGCGCGGGAAGTATCCCCGGTGCGAATTATGTCAACACGCCCACGTCAAGCGTGCAGCCGGTTAATTCTAACTCCAACTTTCAAACGCAATACGGCGGCCAGATGCAAGCCTATGGCACGCAGGCGGAGGGCCTTTCGGCTGGGTATCAGGCGCAGATGGCGCAATACCTGCAGAGCCTCCAGGCGCAGCAGGCGACGCAAGGCGGACTGTTCGGCCTCGGCGGTTCTGTCCTCGGCGCCGGCACGCTTGTCGGCGGTAAGGCATTGCTGGGGCTCTGATGGTTCAGAAACTCACCGACTACCTGCTGCAGCAGCCGAGCTACGCTTACGGCCTAAATCAGATGCAGGAAGGGGCGCAGACAACGCCCGTCTACTCCCCATGGCAGGGGCTGGCGCGGGCGTTACAGGGCGCGGTGGGTGGCCTCTCGGCGGCCTATGGTATGGGGAGCGCTCAGCACGAGGTAGAACTTGATCGCACGGCGCTCGCCAATGCGATGCAGGAGAAGGACCCAGATAAGCAAATGCAGATCCTGGCCACGCGGCCAGGGAATGCGGATGCGATCCAGTCCGTCCTACTCGGCAAGCAGACACTCGCCAATCAGGAGGCGCTCGAGCAGTACAAGCTCGAACTCGGCACCAAGCAGCGTAATAGCTTCTTCCAGGGGCTCGGTATTAATCCAAGCGATGTTAACGGCGTTCCCGGTGCTGCTGCTGGGCCCGCTGTCGGGACCGGCACGCCTGATCCGCAGTTCGTCCAAAACATGACACCACATGCCCTGTCGGTATCGCAGCAGACTGGACTTGATCCGCGGCTTGTCATTGCTCAATCGGCGCTCGAGACCGGCTATGGAAAGGCCGCTCCTGGCAACAATTACTTTGGCATCAAGGGCGGCAATGGACCGGCGCTGCAAACGATGGAAGCGGGCCCTAACGGTCAACTAGTGCCTACCCAGGCGCAGTTCCGCGGCTACCAGAGCCCGGCGGAAAGCGCGCAGGACTACGCCAATTTGATCAAGAACGACCCGCACTACGCTGGTGTACGTGCGGTTGCGCAAAG